GTATCGTGGTAATCTTGTCATGTCGTTGATTTGCTTGATCTTCCACATGTTCACTCTACCACTGTGGATGCTTACTGCATTGATGTTTGGTTTGTTCTTTAACAAGTTTTACACATTGCGTCTTATCGAAGAAGGTTACCGATTCACTGATAGTGATGAAGAACTAGTTACCCGTGCAAAAACAATTTTAGGAGTATCAAAATAATGGTCAATTGGACAGATTCTAATAACCTAGTAAATATTGATGATATCATTGAGCCTGTGTTACATCAGTGGCTTAAAAGTATGTTAGCAATAACCGAAGTAACCGTCACTTTCACAAAGGTCGATGGTAGTGAGCGTGTGATGAAATGCACACTAGAAGCAAGTAAGCTGCCTGTGATTGAATTGAAAGAAGGTGCAAAGCCTCGCAAGGAAACCACAAGCACAAAGGCATTGCGGGTGTATGACTTAGAAAAGAATGAGTGGCGTGCATTTACTATCAAAAATATTAAGCGCATTGAACTCGCATTGGGAGAAAGTAATGATTCGGTATGACGAGACCTGCTCAGTAAAATGTGTTGACAATAACGAGACCGTAACTGCTGATATTCTTGACCACAAACCTCAACTGTTGTTGAGTGTGAGCTTGAACAAAAGCATCAAAATGATTCTCAAGTACTCTCCGAAAAATGACGAGTATCAGGGTGATTTGTACGGCAGGACTTTTATCAGTAAAGGCCCAAAAGGCAAGCACTATACCACTGGACGATAAGGTTGACAATAAATACTCATTGTGCTATACTATGAGTTATGAAAAAGGTCACATTATCTTTCACTTTTGAACAGCCCAAACATCGGGCTCATAGGGTGCTTTTCGACGAAAACACCCCGTTCAAACCTAAGGTTGTACAATCTAAAGTACAGTACCGTCGTAAAGACAAGCATCCAAAACGTCCGGAGGCACAATGAAAGAACTTACTAAAAAACAGTTTCACAAACAACTGACTGACCAGTTTATTAGTGAACAATTTAGTTCTTATTTGTCAAAACATCCTGGCAAAAGATCAGATGCTGCATTGTATGCAGCCGGTAGACTCCAAACATTGCTCTTATCAGCTATGGATGAACTACCCCACCATCCTTACCAATTCGTACTCCTACAACTAAAAGGTTGACATTAAATGGGTATCGTGATACAATACATGTATTGAAACGATAAGGAACTGGAAATGAACTTCACGCTGATTACATCTAAAGGTAAAGTTCTCACATTTTTCATCAAAGCCGTAGCTGAAACATACAAGCAAGCATACGGTGGTGTTATCATCACAAACGCAATTCTCACCAACTCTACTGAAACAGTTACAGCATAATGAGTACTAAAGTAATACCAGAAGATCACAAAGACCTATTGGGTCGTACTGTAGCGGAAGGTGATGCTGTTGCATATACGCATCACAATAGCCTTTATGTAGGTAAGGTTATTAAAATCACACCCAAGCAGGTTCGTGTAGTTAACATGCTATCCAAATACCGTGACGAAACCGGTTACCTGAAATACACCTGTCAGTGCGTACTGATCGGCGGCCCTGAACTGACCATGCATCTACTGAAAAACCTGTAAAAAGGTTGACAATAAATCACTTTGGGTATATAATAGAATCTTAAACAGTCGAAACAAGGAATCAAAATGACTTTGCAAGAAATTAACTGCGCTATTCTCTCTGGTTCGTTCTCTAATGAGGACCTCTCTAGCATCACTGACGCAATCAAATTTGCACGTGGTCAACTTGCTAGCAAAGCTAAATGCACACTGGTGGTTGGTTCTAATGTGAAATTCACAAACTCCCGTAGTGGTGGAGTAGTGATCGGCACTGTTAACAAAGTTAACCGTAAATTCATTATCGTCAAGTCTGGTATGACTAACTGGCGTGTCCCTGCAAACATGTTGTCTGCTGCTTAATTTTTAAACTCTAGGAAAAAATCATGGAAAAAGTTATCGTTGTTGTTGGCGCAGTTGTTGTAGGTATTGTTGGTGTATTGTTTCTCAGCTTCTTGCTCAGCTGGCCCGTGTTCATGCTGTGGAACGGTTGCTTGGTGGGTGCTGTTGCAGGTATCTCTGAGGTGACTTGGTTGCAGGCTTGGGGCCTGACTATACTGTGCGGCTTCTTGTTTAAATCTAACGTGAGCAAGTCATAATGAGCCGAATGAATGAACTATATCTGGACATCGAACTGATGCTGGCACAAGGTGATTCACCTGTCAAAATTTCACAATATCTGCACGTGCCCGTGTCTTGGGTTTATGAAGTTACGGATACTACTGAGGAAGAACTGAGTCCTTTCGTAACAGTCAATTCATAATGGCTGCATTACCTTTTACACAATTCAAAGAATCATGCACCGATCGTGGTTACACTGATCGGGTGTATGAGGAACAAAACAACTGTGTACTCTACACTAACAACGGTGTAAAGTGCGAGATTAAAAAGAATCATTATACGGTGGGTTGGCTTGCACGACCTGAAGATGTAGTGGAGATGCGCAAACAAATACTTGATCAAGGTTTCGCAGAGAAGATCGGCAAACGTTCTGAATCACGTAAGGATGCAAAAGACTTTATCAATATTGAAGTTGACGGCGATGTACTTGAAAACTTTTGGATCATCGTTAGTATAATCGAATCTATCACTACTATTGTTCGCAAGGTGCGAGGTCAAGCAATCAAGCCTATTTCACGCGAAGTGTCTGAGCGTGATATCTTTAAAAAGATCGCCAATCGTTTTCGTTATTTTATTGATAACGAAGATGGGTTCGGTTTAGAGAACGCCCGAGCATTGCTCGAAGGTGACAGTATTGACCACTTGATTACTATCGGGGAATCAGTAAAGCGCACAAAAGAAAACAGCTATCGGGAACACATTGTTCCTTGTATCATGATTTTCAATCAAGCAATTACAATGACTATGGAAAAACGTAGTGTAACAGAAGTAGCACAGATGATTAAAAACAATTTGGCTATCGTGCTGATCACCAATGAGGAAGCTGAATTGCTTGACAATGAATTAGACATGCAAACAAGCATGTCTGAAGGTTGGCAATTTGGCGACAGTGTGTTCGCACGGCTTGATGTTGCAAAAATTAAACTCAAATAGTAGTTGACAACAATGGTGTTTTGATGTATAATGCTATCTTATACTAGCTAAGGAGTAATCATGGATATTGGATTTTATCGTAAAAAGTTAGAGAAAGACCCCACTCTATTTGATTTGTTATCTATCCGGGGTTATGATAAGCATGATAAGGACCTCATGATACAGCATATAAATTCGGGTGAAATCGCAATGGGTGCAGTTTGGGAAAATGCATTGTCTAATTTCATGCCATTCACACAGCAATGTAGTCTGAACTCAATGGCCATGGATTGGGAAGATGGCACTGATGGTAAATTTGTCATGACCAGTATCAATGATGCCGCCGACCTGAAGGTAAGTTTGGGCGGCATCAAAAACAAAACAGGTACACTTCGGGTTTGTGTCTGCTCTAGGCAAGACAATTACAAGTTATACTTCATGTTGATTCCATATGCAGTTTATAGCAAGTGGCCAACTAACACATGTTCACCATTGAAACTCGCCTTCAGTAGAACCGGTATGCCAAAAGGATCTAAGTGGGAAGAGTACAAAAATCTAGTAGTACCATTCAGCATGGTATCTGCTTCTATGTCTACCGTTACATTTAATATCACATGAAAACTTACGCTTTAATCGATACTGCCAACACTTTCTTTAGGGCCCGTCACGTTGCCTCACGCGGCACTGACCCGGAAGAAAAGGTTGCACAAGCCTTGCACATTACATTCGCAAGTGTCAATCAAGCCGTGCGCCGCTATGGAATTGATCACGTTGTCTTCTGCTTGGAGGGAAAATCGTGGAGGAAGGCAGTATATGCACCTTATAAAAAGAATCGTGTAGTTGATGCACAATCAGTTACTGAGGCTGACAAAGCCGAATCTGAGCTATTTTGGGATACGTATGAGAAGTTCACTACGTATATCAAAGAAAAGACAAACGTAAGTGTCCTGAGGCATCCTCAGGCAGAAGCTGACGATATGATTGCCCGCTTCATTCATTTGCATCCCGAAGATACCCACTATATAATTTCAACAGACACGGATTACAACCAATTAATTACTGATACAGTATTACAATATAATGGAGTGTTGGGTGAACTAGCGACTCTAGGTGGATATTTCAAAGAAAATAGTAAGCCCGTACTAGACAAGAAAACTAAAGAGCCTAAGTTACTAGAAGAACCTGAGTACTTATTATTTAAAAAATGTATCCGCGGTGATACTTCCGACAACGTATTTTCTGCTTACCCAGGCGTTCGTGAAGTTGGTAGTAAGAATAAAGTTGGTATCAAAGAAGCATACGAAGATCGTCATAAGCAAGGATTTAATTATAACAATCTGATGCTACAGCGCTGGACCGATCACGATGGAAATGAGGTTCGTGTTAAGGATGCATATGAACGTAATCGTATGTTGATTGACTTGACAGCACAACCTGACGATATCAAAGAGGCATGCGATACAGCTATTAAAGAATCAGTGCGTAAAACTATTGTACCTCAGGTAGGTATCCATCTGATGAAGTTTGCCGGTAGGTACGAACTTACAAAAATCGGCGATCAAGCCGAGACGTATTCCAAGTGGCTTAACAGTCCTTACCCGGGTGCGTTGTCAAAAGAATAACATGGCAGAAGAAACAATCTTTTATGTAAAGAAGGGACGACGGTATGTCCCTCATAGTTCTTACAGTTCAGAGTTCTGTGATAGCTTTCCTAAAGGTACACATTTGGTTCAAAGTTATCCGGGTGGCAGCAGCCGCCGCTATAATGTTGATCCTGCTTATGCTGCAATGATTGCAGCTGGTAGAGTTGCAGAAGATGTTATCAGTAAAAAGATTATGGATGCTAGTGAGATACGTAGACAATCTCGTGCTAATAAAAGTGAACCATTAACTCCTGGACAAAAAGCAGCATGGGATAATCTAGTAGTGGAGTTCGGGGATAGTGCCAAACAACTAGAATGGCCTAGCGCCCGTGAAGCCGCAGAGGATGCAGTTAAAGCAATGGTAGTAGAAGCAGAAAAGCTACTATCCGTACCTAGTGTACGAAACGCATACGAACAATTTTTGTTCTTGTGCGAGTTAACAAAGGATCAAAATGAATCTAATAGCTAAACCTATTATCAAGAATCAGTACTGGGTAGTAACTGATGGCGACAAAAAAGTCGGTAACGTAGTTGCTGAGGGCAATGGCTTTGATGTAAAGATCGGTAATAATATCGAACACTACAATACGACCAAAGCTATTCAAAAGACAAAGAATATCGAATTCACTAAGGTTGAAAAAACCAAACATAGTGAGCCTCCGTTCGCAGTCTTCCCTACTAATAGGACTACTATCTTTAATAG